GCACAGCGCCAAAAGGCACGTATGAGAAAATCGACGTGTCCGAGCAGGCCGAGCGCGTGCGAATGCTGCAAAGCGAATTTAACAAAACTGCAAATAGCATTGATAAGCTCAACGAAAAGCTCAACAAAACCGGCGATAAGATTTCCGACGCGAAAACGCAGGCAGTCGAGCTAACACAGCAGATCGAGGGCAGAGCCAAAGGCGCAGGGCTGCGCAATGCAACCGAAGCGGCGGCAGATTCCATGAAAGTATTTGGACAGCGCGTAAAATCTGTTGTCCGCAGCGCACTTGTTTTTACAGTTATTACCCAAGCTTTAACAAAAGTGCGCGACTGGGTAAAGAACGTCGTAATGGTAAACTCCGAGGCAAGAGAATCCATTGCGCAGCTTAAAGGAGTGCTTTTGACGCTGGCACAGCCTCTTGTAAGCGTAATTGTCCCCGCCTTTACACTGCTTGTAAAAGTTATTACGGCAGTAGTCTCGCAAATCACGCGTCTTGTGGCGCTTATCTCTGGCAAGAGCGTCAAGGCAACTGCTAACTCGGCAAAGGCGCTAAACAAAGAGACCAGCGCATTAAAGGGAACGGGCAGTGCCGCGAAGAAAGCGGCAAGTCAGCTTGCGGCGTTTGATGAGATCAACCAGATTTCCACCGATACCGCAAACGATGCGGGCGGTGGCGCATCCGCTGACGCAATCACTCCGGACTTTAGCTACATGGACGACATCAGCGACCGCTTAAAAAAAATCGCCGATGCAGTCATGCTCATTGCGGCAGGATTAGCGCTGTGGAAAATCAGCAGCAGCTTGCCGGGTGTGCTTGGCACTATTCTGCAAAAGCTCGGCGGCATCCTTATCGCGGTTGGAGGATTGATTCTTCTGTGGGACGGCTTATCCGACGCATGGAATAACGGCGTTAACTGGGGGAATCTGCTTGAAATGCTTGCAGGCACAGCGGCGCTTGCCGGGGGGCTTGCAATCGCATTCGGCAAAGTTGGGGCTGGCATCGGCCTTGTAGTGGCTGGCGCAGCAATGATTATCACAGCGTTTAAGGACATTTGTGATAACGGTGCAAATCTCAAAAACACGCTGTTACTGATTGCTGGCATTGTGGCAACGGGGTTGGGATTCTTCTTTCTGACCGGTAGTGTCATCCCACTTGTGATTGCGGGAATTGCTACGGTAGTTACCGCTGTGCTTGCTCTGACTGGCAATTTGACCGAGTTTGCGAGAAACCTTAAAGATAACATCCTTGGCGGCATTATCCAGTTTATCAAGGGCGTGTTCACTGGTGACTGGAATTCTGCATGGAATGGTGTCAAAAAGGTGTTTAAAGGCATTTGGAACAGCATCGTCATTATTGCTGAAAGCGCGGTGAACGCCATTATCAAGGGATTGAATTGGATTATCAGCAAGATCAACACGATTAAGTTTACCGTCCCGAGCTGGGTTCCGGGTCTTGGCGGTAAAAGCATCGGGGGGCATCTTTCCTCGCTTTCCGAAGTACATCTTCCGCGTCTGGCAACCGGCGCAGTCATTCCGCCCAACAAAGAATTTCTCGCCGTGCTGGGCGACCAGAAGAGCGGGACGAACATCGAAACGCCGCTTGCAACGATGGTCGAAGCATTTAAGCAGGCTATGGCGGAATCTGGCGGCGGTACAACTACGGTCGTTATCCAGCTTGACGGTAAGGAAATCGCACGCAGCACCGTGAAGAACATTAACAACATGACACGCGCGGCGGGTAAGCCCGTGCTGTTGTACTAAGGAGGAGTAACATGGAAGTCCTTATTATCAACGGCACGGACTACTCCGATTTTATCGCCACAAAGGGTTATGGGTGGAGCCGCAACGACCTCGACAGCGATAAGACCACCCGCACAAAAGATGGGAAAATGCGCCGTGACAAGATTACCAGCAAGCGAAAGCTGAACTATACAACGCGCTCTATGCCTCGCGATAAGCTGGCAAAGCTCGATGATGACCTTAATGAGACAACGGTCACGGCCAAGTATCTCGATCTGCATGGCGTCAGAACCAGCACGTTTTATTGCTCGTCGATGGAATGCACGCTCGAAGAAGCAGCAGACGACAATGAGGTGTGGGGCGGCGCGACGTTTAACTTGATCGAGGTGTGATATGGGGCAGACGACAAGTGCGCTGTGGCGCGAGCTGCTTCACAAGCCCGGGACGGAACGCGAATACAAATTTATCATCAATGGTGTGGAATACGGGAAAGACGCGGAGGTTTCCCACTCTGTTGAATCTCAGCTGTTTGAAGAATTTGGCATCGGCAATGCCTGTTGCGCGACGCTGAAACTCGCAGTCGTCGCGGACAATATCCCGCGCGCCGCGACGATCAATCGCTATCTCAGGCTTGTTAATGGCAGTCAGGCGACAGACTGGATCCCAAAGGGCGTGTTTTTTACCAACCGCCGTTACTGCGATGGGAATTATTGGGAACTCGAAGCATACGACGCTATGAGAAAGGCTGACGTTGTGTGGGAGCCAGAACAGTCGCTTAACTTCCCGATGACTATGCCTGACGCTGTAAATATCTTTTGCCAGTTGATGGGCGTGGAGCTGGATAGCCGCACAGTGCTCAATAGCTCATATACCATCGACTATCCCGCAAATGATTACACCATCCGCAATGAGCTATGTTTTATCGCAGCGGCGCACGGCGGGAACTGGATTATTACCGATGCAGGGAAACTGTTGCTTATTCCGTTGTTGTCCATGCCTACCGAGACGAACTATCTCATTACAGAAGCGGGCAACGCTATCACATTTGGAGGGGTGAGGATTCTTGTCTGATAAATATTACGTCGGTGGCGACATTACGAGTTTTTCCGACAACGGCAAGTATAATCCTATTTCCCGTGTGACGTTGCTTGTGGATGATGAAAACAGCCTGACGGCGGGCGATGATACCGGCATGGAAGTTATTGCAAGTTGCCCTCACGCCACGCAGCCAATGGTAAGCGCGTTACTGCAAACCATGAAAGGCTACCAGTATCAGGCGTACGAAGCAGGCGCGGCAAACATCGATCCGGCGGCAGAGCTGGGCGACGGCGTGACGGTTGGGGGCATTTATTCGCCGCTTTCTAAACTCTCTGATGATGGGCGCGGATACGCGGGTATTTCTTCCCCCGGGGAAGCAGAGATGGAAGACGAATACCCAGCTGAGGGGTACATCACACAAGAGTTCAATCGCAAGATTGCCGAAACACGCTCGACTATCACCAAGACCAGCGAGGAGATCATGCTCAAGGTCAAGGGCGTTGATGGGCGCGTGACGTCGCTGTCGACGTCCATTGACGGCATTGAGGCCAATATTTCGAGCCTCAACGGCAGCATTACCAACATCAAGGCCGATATCAACGGCTTGCGCACGACTGTCTCGGGCAAGATCGACGGCAGCACAGCACAGAGCATGATCGACCAGAGCATTGACAAGATCACGCTGAGCGTATCGAGCAGCAGCAGCGGTACGACGTTCAAAATTCTCAGTAATGGTGTTGTCGTTGATTCGACCGGTTCGATCGACTTGCACGTTGACGCCGTCAACATTGACGGCACGCTGACGGCAAGCGAGATCGAGGGCGACACGATCACGGTGCGCAACGACAACGGACGGCGCTGCGGTTACATCTATACCGAGTACGCCAGCACGGCGGACTACAAAATGACGCTCGAGAGCAAGGCTATGGAGTTGAACGCGACGAGCGGAAACCTGTATCTGTCGGGGAATAACGGAAGATCAGCGCTCAATTTCGACTACGACTTCATCGATTGCCGCGGCGATTTCGCACCGAATGCAGATAACCGGTACAATCTTGGCGCACCAAATTTTGTTTGGAGCACGATCTATTGCAGCACGAACGAGTTGAACGGGTCCGACCGGAACATCAAGAACAGCATTGAGGCGCTGCCGGTGAAGTACGTGCGCATGTTTGAGCTCGTCGAGCCGAAGCGCTACAAGCTGAACAGCGGCACGAGCGGACGCTATCACACAGGCTTCATCGCGCAGGAGGTAGAGGACGCCATGCGCGCGTGCGGCATTGATTCGCAGGAATTCGCGGGCTGGGCGGCGGCCAAGCTTGATGACGGCAGCGAGACCTATTTTCTGCGGTACAGTGAGTTTATCCCAATTCTGTGGGCCAAGGTGCGCGAGCAGGAAGCGCGGATTAGAAGATTGGAGGCATCGGCATGAAAGAAGCAATGGAACTTTTGAGCAACGCGTTTGACACGCTGAATAACACGTTGGTTTTGGGCTCGGAGGCGGGCAAGATCAGCGTCGTCAAGGCGCAGATTCAAAAGGCTTATGAGATTTTACATCGCGAGGCGGAAGAGCAGGAGAAAGACAAGCGCGAGCTTGTCGCGCTGAAATATCAGCTTGAGGATGCAAAAAAGAAAGCAAAAAAAGTAAAGGACGGCGAAGCCGAAACCGCGAAAGCGCCCGAAGAAAGCGAGGCAACCGATGGCTGATAAAGCAATTTCCGACCTCACGCAAGCGTTACAGATCACTAACGAAGACCAGTTTGTGCTTGAGCAGGGCGGCGAGGCGAAGATGCTGAAAGGCGAAACGCTGCTGAAGTTTGTCACGCTGAGCGTTGTATCGGTCACGGTGACAACGCTGCCCGCAGGAAGCTCAGCAACGGCGACTTACGACAAGTCGACTGGTACGCTGGCACTTGGCATTCCGCAGGGTAGCAAGGGCGATACCGGCGCGACAGGTGCGACTGGCCCTACAAACGTGCTGACCATTGGCTCGGTCACGTCCGGCAAGGTGGCGAGCGCGACCATTACCGGAGAAGCCCCGAATCAGGTGCTCAACCTTGTACTCGAAAAGGGTGAACAGGGTGAACAGGGTAAGCAGGGTATTCAGGGTGAACAGGGTAAGCAGGGTATTCAGGGTGAAATTGGTCCACAGGGCAATCCCGGCGCAGATGCTCCCACGATTACTGGCATCACCATCCGGCAGAGCGACTATCACCTTATCGTGACGCTGTCGGACGGCACGAGCTATGACGCGGGCTATTGCCGAGGCGCTTCCGGCGCTGGTACGGGTGACATGCTGGCGTCTGTGTATGACCCTAACAACAAGCATCAGGACATCTTTGCATATGTTGACAATGCTATCAAAGACGTCAAGGTGACTACTGACGCAACGCCTACGCAGGGCAGCACCAATCCTGTGCAGTCTGGCGGCGTGTACTCGGCGCTTGCCAATAAGCTGGGCAAGACCGGCGACGGCAGTAATGTCACGGCAGCGTTCACTGTGGCAACCACCCGCGCAAACGTTGCAACGGGCGAAAAGCTCTCCGTGCTGTGCGGCAAGATTGCAAAGTGGTTCGCAGACCTCGGCAGTCTGGCATTTAAGAGTACGGTCGCAAAATCCGACCTTGCAAGCGACGTGCAGACGAGTTTGGGCAAGGCGGACAGCGCTTTGCAGAGCTACACAGAGACCGACCCGACCGTGCCCGAATGGGCAAAGGCGGCGACCAAACCGAGTTACACGGCCTCTGAGGTAGGCGCGCTCCCAAACACAACGGTCATTCCGTCCGTCCCCTCCACCACCTCCCTCCTCAAGGGCAACGGCTCGGGCGGGCTTGTTGCTGCTACCCCTGAGACGGACTACGCCTCGCCCGTGTTCATGCGCAAGGTGACGCTGACGGTGGCGGGCTGGAATTCCGGCACTAAGCAGCAGAGCGTGACCGTGACGGGCATTCTCGCCGACACGACGAAGCAGTGCATCTATCCCGCGCCGGTCGACACGAGCTATGACAGCGCGTGGAACAGCTGCGGCGTGCTGTGCGTGGCGCAGGCTGCAAATTCCCTAACGTTCCAGTGCAGTGAGGTCCCGACGAGCGCCATCGATGTCTATGTGACGGTCATCACACTGAGCTATAAGGGGTGAGCGGGATGATTTTTAATAGGCCGAGAGCTAAGAAGAAAGTAAGCCTGACGTGGTATTTCAACAATACGATAACGATTACAGAATCGGTGGAATATGCGGCTGTTTTTACACTCTACACTAGCGACAAGAGCTTTACTGCGTTAAGGCTCACCAAAGGCACGAAACAAAACACTATACAGGGAATCTATCAACTGTTCCCCGGTTATACTCAAAAATTACCACTGTATTCGAACATGGGCGGATGGTCTAAACAGGAATACCGCACCATCACATTCGAAGAAGAACCAGTCGGCGATCTGCTGGTTTTCCTCGAAGCCAACGCCACGCCGCTATGAGAAAGGAGCAACACATGAACAACATCCGAAAAGCCCTCAGATATATATATATATATATTCTGACCCACTGGAATGCGGGGTGGGCGGATGATCGTCAATCCCGTGAGGTATGGAAGCGGAGGAAACGCAGTAAAACAGGTGGCCGTAAATGTCACTACCACTGTCGGCGGACTTACAGCTTACTATATGGAAAACGGAACGTTGAAGAGCGTTCAAAAAGCGAACCTTCAAGCCGACGCAGGGAGCATGCTGACACTGATTTCGAGATCGGGAACTATAATGGGGCTTGCCTTAACGGGAGCAACCGAGAAAATGAGAACCGATATCAGAGGTTATCCTGTCATTTTCGCGCAGGTGAACGACGCCTGACCTCCAAGGAGGTGGCGGCATGATTGTGAATCCGGCCACCTTCAAAAGCGGCGGAGAAAAGGATGAATACCAAGTAGAGCTGAGCGGGAGCAAGATCAACGTAAAGATTAACGGGACAACGTATACCAGGGCACAAACGATTACAGTCCCCGCAGGAACGTGGTGTGTCGCACATTATTTGAAAGCCAATAACGTGAATGCAAAGGTTTCATTTAATGGGGAAATTCAGTGGACTGTACCTCCATCGTCCGCAAACAGTTATGCATTAGATTACAAATTCCCTGTATTTCGGGATTGCAAAATTGACATAGAGGAACCGAGCGGTTTTGGGAATATCTACATCGATATTACTACATATTGATTTTATCACAAAGGAGGCCAACATGGCAGAATTTATCAAAGTTGGCGGGCAGGAGTATCCTGCGACGCTGATCTACAACTACAAAGACCGAAACTGGGACATGCGCGAGACGCAGACGGTGCAGCTCACCATGCCCTACGCGCAGGCGGCGTCGCTGCTGACGACCGGTACGCCGTGGTTCAACGTATTCCGCGAGACGGTGGACAAGCTCGACAATGATGGCAATCCCACGGGCCAGACCGAGGAGGTCGTGACCGAGGAGGACATGAGCGCGTACAGTCTCGCGGGCGAGATCGTGGACCATCGCGACGGCACGGTGAGCATCAAGATGGGCAAGCCTACGGAGACAGAGAACGCCGTCGGCGCGGTGGTCGCCCTCACAGGTGAGGTCGTGACCATGGCGCGCGCTGTAGAACTGCGCCCGGTCATCGAGCAGGCCAGCGCGTCGCTCTCTGACGGCGAGGCGGCGAAGTCGCCCGAGCTGTTCCCGCGCTGGGCGGATCACATCGGCGAGACCGTCAAGCCCGGCGACCGCCGCAGCGATACGGACGCAAGCGGCGTGCTGCACGTCTACCGCGTCAACAAAGGTCAGGGCCACACCACGCAAGAGAACTGGCCGCCGCACTCCACCCCTGCCGTGTGGACGATCATCAACGTCGACCACGCGGGCACGCAGGATGACCCCATCCCCGCAAGCCGCGGCATGGAGTACGAGTATGGCAAGTACTACCTCGACAGCGAGGACGGCAAGACGTACAAGTGCGAGCGTATCGGCGAGGCCGCGGGCGGGAAGATCGTCTTGCAGTATTTGCCTCATGAGCTGGTGGGGAACTATTTCACAGCGGTCTAAGGCCGCAGAAAGGGAGCGGGATATGGATAATGCAAAGCACTACGATGATGCGGCGATCGCGTTGATCGAAAGCCGGTGCAAGAGCAACACGCACAGGATCAACGAGTTACAGGAGCACCAAACGGCGCTTGACAGGCTGGCAACTTCGGTCGAGGTGCTGGCGACCAAGCAGGAGACCGTCGAGGGCGACGTCAAGGAGATCAAAGAGGACGTGAAAGCCATCACGGGCAAGGCGGGGAAACGCTGGGACGGGCTGGTCGACAAGGCTCTTGCGGCGCTGGCGGGCGCTTTTATCGCGTGGCTGCTGTCAGGGGTGGCATTATGAAGAAGCTGAGAAAGCGGGACAGGTACGTCATTGCGGCAGTGCTCAACCTCTGCTGGTACTGCATTGCGGTGCTCGTATTGACCGCACATGACAAGGTAGTGCCGGACAGCCTGACCGTCGCATGGTTCGCGGCGTGGACGGCAGAGCTGGCGCTGCTGGCAGGCATCAAAATCAAGGGAAAGGATGAATAATATGGAACTGATTCACAAGAGACTGGCAAACCTGATGAGCGTCAAGAGCCTTGTGACGCTGGTGTTGACGGGCGTTTTCGCTTACATGGCCGTCACGGGCAACATCTCGCAGGACTTTATGACGATCTACGCGGTCATCATCGCATTCTACTTCGGCACGCAGAGCCAGAAGACGCAGGATGTGATCGACAAGGGGGCGTAAACATGGCGAGAGCAGAAGACATCCTCACCATCGCGCGTAAGGAGATCGGCACGGTGGAGCAGCCGGGCAATCGCCAGAAGTACGGTAAAGCCTACGGCTTGGACGGCGTGTACTGGTGCATGCAGTTCGTGTGGTGGTGCTTCCGGCAGGCGGATAAGCGGCTCTTCTACGGCGGCGGGAAGACCGCGAGCTGCGGCGAGCTGATGAACTACGCCAAGGCTCACGGGCAGTGGGTCACGTCCGGCTATCAGCCGGGCGACGTGCTCATCTATGACTTTCCCAACACAAAGGTCAAGACCGATCATACGGGCATCTGCGAGAGCGTCAGCGGTCAGTATGTAACAGCTATTGAGGGCAATACATCGAGCGGCGCGGCGGGCAGTCAGGCCAACGGTGACGGCGTATATCGAAAGAAGCGGGCAAAATCGCTTGTGCTGGGCGCATACCGCCCGAAGTATGAGGCGAGTTACCGCGCGCTGCTCAAGAAGCGCTCCGGTCTGGCTGATGCGACGATGGACTACCTCGCCGCTTACAAATACGGCGACGATCTCATCAGGAAACTCGCAACGATGAAGTAAACCGTAGTTGGAGCGGTTGAAAAAGTAAGGAAGGAGCGGGCGGCGAAAGCCCACGCGCAAGCGCCTCTGCAAGCCCTACACGGGCATGGACAGTCAGCACAGGTCAATCCGCGCGCAATTATCCTCTATGGCCCCCAAGCGGGCCGTGGCGTATATCTTATCGTTTGAGCTGCCCGAGGACGAGGCGGCGTGCATCATTGAGTGCGATGTGCGGCGCAAGAGCTACGCGCAAGTATGTGCAGCGCTGCACCTGTCGCCGGAAGCAGTCAACCGCTGCCGCAGGCGAGCATACCAAAAAATAACAGACGGGCAAAGAGAGCACCGAGGTTAATCGGTGCTCTCTTTTTGTGGTTATATAAGGTCTTTTGGATTCACGCCGAGAACATCGGCAATGGCGATCAGGTTTCTTGCGGTTAAATTACCGGCGTCGGCGTCTCCCATTTCCACGCGCTGAATCTGGCGGCGGTTCACGCCGGATTTGACAGCGAGGTCGGTTTGCGTGAGGGCTGCCATGCGGCGCGACCATTCGAGTTTTGAAATCGGGCGGTTATGGCAGTCTCGCCCGTAATTGACCAACGAACAGGTAGTGCAATCGCTTTCTGCAAACTGGCAGTCTGGATATTTCTTCCCCATAGTACACCTCAAGCGTCAAGCTCTTCCGCACCGCCGTTACCGGCATCAACCAGATCGACAATCTCGCGAAGACAAGCAGCGGGGTTTTCTTCGCCGCCCTCCCAGCCGTCCGCAATGGGGTCACTGCCATCTTTGAGAGCAGCCAGCGTGTCGAGCACGAGGCCGCGATCAAAGTCACTCAGATAATAAACGCATTCGCCGTCTTTGTTCAAAATGGCAAGATGCAGGCCGCCAGCGTTGTCTTCAAACATTCGATACGTGTACTTCATGGCTATTTCCTCCCGGAAGTTTCCCTTTTGTTTATGTTTCCATTGTACGCTAATATTAGCGCGCAGTCAAGAGCTTTTTTAGGACTTCGCAAAATATTTTTTGACCAAATAATGACCAAACGATGACCATTTGCGGGGCGCGATCCACGGTATGATTGAGGCAACAAAAGGAGGTGCGCAAAATGTACGACCGACTTTTAGCTTTGGGCTTTACTGAGCAAATGGCGATGGACATTTTGACGCTGTTCCCTGATCCTGACGAGCTGAGAACATACGTCTACTTTGCAGAGATGTTCCATGTATAGCTATTTCAACCCGAATCCAAACGGACGCAACGTCAGCGACTGCACCGTGCGCGCGATCTGCAAGGCGACGGGGAAGGACTGGGGCGAGGTCTATTTGTCTCTGTGCATACAGGGATACTTAGACGGCGACTTGCCCAACGCAAACGCCTGTTGGGGCACATATCTGCGGTCGCTTGGCTATCGGCGCTATATTATGCCGGACACCTGTCCCGACTGCTACACGGTCGGTAAGTTTGCCGATGAGCACCCACGCGGGACGTATATTCTCGCGCTCTCTGGACATGTAGTGTGCGTGCAAGACGGCGTGATCTATGACAGTTGGAACAGCGAGAACGAAATCCCGCTTTATTACTGGGTCAAAGAAACGGAGGAATGAACATGGCATATCCCTATTTCAATCCCTATTATCCGCAGCCGATGCCGGACAACCTCATGCAGATGCGACAGATGCAGCAACCACAGATGCAGCCCATGCAGCAGCCCATGTCGCAGCCAGTGCAACAGAACCCTATCGCACAGGGCGGCGTGCAGTGGGTAAGCGGCGAACAGGAGGCGAGAGGCTATCTCATCGCGCCCAACTCTGCTGTGGCGCTGTGGGATTCTACCGCGCCGACTGTGTATCTCAAGCAGGCGGATGCAAGTGGGAAGCCGACGCTTAAAATTTACGATCTTGTAGAGCGCGCAGAAACGCCCCGCACAGCGCCGCAGGAAAAGAGCGTGGAATTTGTCACCCGTAAAGAGTTTGACGCTCTGGCAGCGCTTGTGGGCGAAATAAAGAGCAAGAAAAAGCGCAAGGTTGAGGAGGACGAGGATGATGAGTAATCCTTTTTTTGGCGCTCTTGGTGGCGGGAACGGCTTTTTTCAGATGATGCAACAGTTTCAACAGTTTAGGGCAAATTTTCAGGGTGACCCCAAAGCGGAAGTCGAAAAGCTTTTGCAATCTGGCGCTATGAGCCAGCAGGAGTTAAACCAACTTCAATCTATGGCAAAGCAGTTTGAACCCTTATTCCACTAATCTTATCGTGGCCACGATTTGATAAATAAAAATTTTTCAAAGGAGTGATACTATGTCTCTTTCCGACGGTGCTCCCATGATGACTATGCCGGTCGCGCCCGCGAACAATTACGGCGGCGGTATGGGTATGTGGGGCGACAGCTGGATCTGGATTATCGTTCTTTTCCTCTTCGGCTGGGGCCGCAACGGATTTGGCAACGGTAACGGCGGCGGTGTGATGGACGGCTACGTTCTGACATCTGACTTTGCGAGCGTTGAGCGCAAGCTCGACAGTATTGCAAATGGCATTTGCGATTCCACCTTTGCGTTGAACAATGCCATTACTGGCGGCTTTGCTACGACCACACAGGCCATCAACACCGGCTTCGGCAATGCCGAGCTGTCCCGCGCAAACCAGCAGGCGGCGCTTATGCAGCAGCTCAACGCCATGCAGATGCAGGCCGCAAATTGCTGCTGCGAGAATCGCGCAGCTATCGCGCAGGTGCGCTATGATATGGCGACGCAGGCGTGCGACACTCGCAACACGGTCAACACGGCAGCCCGCGACATCATTGACGCGAACAACCAGAACAGCCGTGCCATCCTCGACTTCCTCACGCAGAGCAAGCTGTCCGATCTCCAGACCGAGAACCAGAATCTCAAATTGGCCGCGTCTCAGGCTGCACAGAATAACTACCTCATTTCGCAGCTTCGCCCGTGCCCTTCACCGGCTTACATTACCTGTAACCCGTGGGCGGGCAGCGGCTATGGTGGCTGCGGTTCCGGTTGCGGCTGCTGACAACTGCATAGCATAGCTTTTTCGTGACCTCACGAAAATGGTCGGCCCCGTGCCGATACTAATCACAACGCGGCGGGGC